CCTTGATGCTCCTGTTCTCATGGGAGGAATGCTCGACACAGCGGAGGATCTGGGGTCTTACCTACGTCAAGACAAGAAAACTCGTCGAACTGAACGAAAGCTTGTCCGAATAGTTTCTGAGGAGATGGATGAGAACTGGGAGGTCTCTACATACAACCCGAGAGACATGAGCGCTTACTCTATGCTCTACAGCTCGTATAAAGGGAGGCCCCAAGTGGAAAACAGCTGGCAAGACGCAAAGAAGATTTATCAAGCATTCATCAAAGGTTTAGCATCCATGACTGGAGTCGACACGCATGAGTTAAACGTTCCTGATCACCCTTCGCAGCTCACTCATTATTATTCCCTAAGAGCTGGTCTTTGGAGCAAAATGGTCGATGTCTTAGCGACAGCAAGAGTGTCCGGCAACAACAACCCTTTACACTTCTGTGAAGGTCCTGTAAACTTTTACTATAACCAGTATGTGGCCATTCTTCTTTCCCATGAGGACAAGGTTGCAACAGTGTTTCCTTTTGAAGCCGTATTAATGATTAAAGACAGCCTCCTCATGCGAGCAAATGCTCACGCAGCGTGTAGCGTCATCTACCCAGACACACCCGAAGTTCCAAAGGCAATGGAAGCCGTTTTCGGGTGGCAAGAACGATGTCTGTGGGTGTATGGGAACAAAGGGTACGAGGTCCTCAAGTCGGTAGAAGCTATCACTAAAGCTTTTCTTATGGACACAGTGGATCCTTACCTCTCGGGTTATGGAAATCTAACAAGAATCCGAGAGACGGTGGTTGCTAAGGAGAAAAAACACGGGGGAAGTGCTCCTTTTCTAGTGGATGATCTTATCCACCTCCTCAGACAGGTCGAGCACCTGACCACCCTTGTCGAAGTGTTTGGTTTGCAAAAATTTACCGGACATCCGCTGATTGACCCTAGAGCTGGAGGAAAGTCAGCAGCCCATGAAGCCTCCATCCCTCGCACCACAACTTATAAGGATGCACTCAAACTGCGCAACAACTGGTGTAGAATGTTTACCGAGGGTTACATCAATAAGACGGGAACATGGCCGAAGCTTGTTTTCCCACCAGCGAAACGGAGGACCTCACTCTTTAACCTATACGCCATTCGGGAGCGAAACACAGAAAAGTTACGAGAGTGTATAGATGACTGGACAGGAGTCTCTTTTGAGCAGCAGTTAGAATTTGACTACTACGAGAACTTTACTGATCTGATGGACGACAAATCAATCAGTTACTATCGCTCAGAGTGGAAAGCTACGTGGCGAAGAGGTGTTCCTGTAAGATCTCAACGGAGACTCCTGCTAGAGATGCTTTCCCGGGAGGAAGTGAGTATCAAAAACATAGTGGCAATGGTCGAACGGGACGAGATACCGTATGACTGGCTAATAGTGTCTCTCTACCCTAAGGAACGCGAGTTCAAACTAGAAGCACGCATGTTTAGCATGATGGTTTTTGAAATGAGAGCTTTCTTCGCGTGCCTTGAAGCCAATCTGGCAGAAAAAGTGTTTCCTTACCTTCCTCAGCAGACAATGACACTGACCAAGACACAGACCCATCAGCGGTTTTACGATCTGACAAAACCAGCAGCAGAAGGAACGGAGAACCTCTTCCTTGAGGTGGACTTGTCTAGATGGAACCTTCGATGGCGGGACTTACCGATACGGCTGATTGGGAACGATCTTAACGATCTTTTCGGGCTAGAGCGTGCCTACACCACCGTGCATACTTTCTTCAAGAAATGTATGATTCTCGTGCGTGTCAACGGATACGAGCCGGACAATATGGACGCTACCCCTCCTCCAAGTTCTGATCTTCTATGGTATAACCATGAGGGAGGGTTTGAAGGAATAGCTCAAAAGCATTGGACAATCGCTACTTACTCGATGGTAGATCTCGGTCTTCAAGAACATCTCGGGCATTATAACCTGTTGGGACAAGGAGATAACCAGATAGTTATGGCCAAGGTGTATGACCTTCCGTCGCACCCTGCAGAAAAAGCTCTGATAATTCGACCATTAGCTGCTAAACTGAAAGCAAGTATTGCGGAATCTTGCGCGAAAGTCGGACAGGACGCGAAACCAGAAGAGTGTCTAGAGTCAACAAGGGTGATTACATACTCTAAGGATGTCTTCATTTCTGGTGCGGAGTACCATCTCTCTCTAAAAGCTTGGAGTAGGGTCTTCCCTCACGCGTCATCGAGTTTTCCGACTGTGGTCAATAATGTCTCTTCGCTGGCTTCTGGGTCTATCAACGCTTCTGAGAAGATGAAGAATCCGATCAAAGGCTATTTCCTTTTCTTGTTCCATCTGGCGATGTACCTGAGGAGTATGAAGACTCGGTATTTACCGGAGACGAGCCAAATCCACGACAGCCTCAAGAAGTCGATGAGCGACGAAGACAGAACCCTCCTTATGGTGATACCTTCTTGCTTCGGAGGTCTTCCTATAGCTTCCGGGTGTGACTTCCTCTACAAAGGGAGCGCCGATCCGTCTGGAAAGCACTTAAGCTCTCTTCGGGTACTCCAACGCGCGGGGATGACGATCCCAGGGGTGCTGTATCACACTTTGAGAGTAGGTCTCTGGAAAGGGAAAAAGATAAATCGATCCGCTCTCCTGCAGGATCCCTACTCCTTACCAATAGAGACACCTCAAGCTGCTGAATCCGCGGTCCAGTCAGTGAGTCTTGACTATGTGAGATCAGAATCCAAGAACAAAGATATCAACTCTCTCGTTTCCGTCTCCGTTGACACCTTCGAGCTTGATCTATCTCGAAGTCTTCTATCAACCCGTCCTTTCAATCCGGTATATTGTCGCGACTTGATTGAGTACTCCCTCAGTGGCGCTTCGCAGAGAGTCCGAAAGATGTTCACCGCTACTCGGACAGTTCAGCAGATGTCTTTGGGTTCGGAAGCGGACACAGGGTCCATTATCTTAGTATCGAGTGCTTCTAGTTTTCTCTCTCTGTACAAAAGACTCCGTACCCTCAAAGGGCCCAATGAGACAATACCAGACACTTACACTGGAATGGAGATTCTTCGGTCTGTCTGGAGCGAGCACAAGGAACGGCGTCCTATCGGGGTTTCCTCATATTGTCCTCTTGATTGGGCTTGTGTAGGGGGAGTCGAGTTGTGCCAAGAGGAAGGAATCAAGGTCATGTATAGGGGATCACTAGAAGATCCGCGCCACTCACATGGAGGGGAACGACCATATTTGGGTACCGCTGTCAGAGAAAAGAGATCGGAGCACGGATATAGGATCATTACTTCGTCGTCTGCTGAAAAGGCTGTTAAAAAGCTGTACAACATGCTCACTCAACCGGGTTTAGATTCATCGATGGAGGAGCTTATAGCTATGGTCGCCGGGTCTCGGACTGATGTTGACCTCCGATCTCTAGTTCCTTATTCTTCTAGAGCGATTGGAGGATCCATCATACACAGGTATGCGGCCATTTCAGGGTCTCAAACAGCACAGCTGGTAGGATGCGGATCTTTCGCCACTCACTCTTATCTGGATTCTAACAGGTCTGGAGTGCTGTCAGGATCTCTACAGGATTACCCGGTTATGTTTCAGGAGTTTTACGCGTTAGGGATAAGTCTTCTTAATATACATGTCGGGCGGGCGATTGATAGACCATACACCGCTCTCTTCCGTGTTCCGGAGAATATTGTCCCTCTCCCAGAAAACCCTGTAACAAGCTTCCGACCGCTAACCAAGGAAGTACCCGCTCTTCCCGGCAATGCTATTGCTCATATTGCCTATCCCCGTTTAAAGGAAGTAGAAGGTCCTCATCGATATGGAATGATAGGGGATGCCAGCTCCAAAGGACGAGGTTTCTCTGACACATTATTGGCTGTGTCTCTCATATCTCGGTCTCTTCATGACCAGTACGCTGCCCAGGAGATATCAGACCTAGGATACGGATCTATACGGATCAAGGCTGACCTCCTGGAGATTGTTGGACTTGGTCCGGGTACTCTCATATATGGAGCAGGGGTGGCAATATGTCGAGCAGCTATTAGAGGAATGATGTCTCGAGGTGGGAACCAGATTCGGTGGACTCCTGTTCCGG